TATTTATAGTAAAGCTAAGCTCCTCATTCACACCAGCACCTTGAGGTCCATTTTCGTCTGCTCGCCCTATCATAGAACCTTGTAAGCCATACGATTCCACCACTGCAATTCCACCTTGATTGCTGTCTGGTGCATTACCCGATGTATCAATCGTTCTTGCCGTATCACTCTCGTAAACATTGGAACGGGCATTTACTGTTCCTTCCGAGGTAAATCGCACATCATAAGTCTTAGAATTCTCCACAACAAATGGTTGATTGTTACCACCTGTTCCATAGGTCGCTGAAATCGTAGGAGCAACATCTATCGGTCCAGTAAAACGAGTATCCTTTCCGTGATTGTCGAAAACAGCAGAGTCAATCACACATGGTGGGTGATTCG